GGGAATGTAGGCGTGTTTGTCGCCTACAGACCCTATAGGTGTGTAGTAGAACCTCTGCATGTCTATGGTATCTTCCTCGGGGATGAGGCCTCTGGGGAAGAAATTACCAAGCTTAAAAAAGCAGTTAATACACTTGCCAATATATTTCAAATCCCAGCCTCGTTTGTAGACGAGGACGAAGAGGGAGGCAAGCGTCGCCAATTTGACGGCGACCCTCCACATTGTGTATATGTCGTCTCCCCTTTCAAAAAGGGAATAGACGGCTGGGAATAAATAAAAGAGGAGGCGATAAATTGAAAGTCAAGAAGTACGATGCAACGATAACAATCAAACTGCCATCCGAACTGAAAGAAAAAGCCGAACAAAAGCTTGCCGAGATGGGGTATTCCATTTCGGAATTTGTGAGAGAGAAACTAAGAGAGATTGTGGAGGAGGAGAAATAATGTATGGGGAAATAATAGACTATCAAGCCGCCGATATTTTGTATAAAAGCAGGGTATAATCCCTGTTTTTATTTTTACCCCTATGATAACGTTTGTATTTGGCTTGTATTGAGAGAAAATCGTACAAGCATAAAATATATATTCGCCACAAAGGCATAAAAAAAAGAGGCCCCGCAGGGCCATACAAGGAAGAGGATTAACTGTTTGTCTTTGCTTTTGTAATGTCAACCGCTGCCTCGCCGAAAATATATCCTAGTACAAGCGTAACGATTTTCCAATACAGGTCGCTGTCCACGTTCAGGCCGAGGCCTTCAGATAGCACAATAAAAATAGCCGTTGCAACGGCTACCCAGAATTTCCTACTCGTCAATTTTTGTTTCAACATCATTATTATCTCCTTTCTCTACTTCTTTTTTCTTTATACCCGCAAGCATCCACAGCTCACCGGTTGTAAATGCAAACCATGCACCAATCAATGTAGAAGGTTCACTGCCGACCTTCAAAAATACATACAATACCGCTCCTGTGAACACAACGTTCAGTAAAATTACAAGTGTCACGATAAACTTAGAAAACCTCATTTTATCACTTCCTAAGTTCAACTACATTTTTCGTTGCATTCCATTCTACTTTTAGCCCTAGCATTTCTGCTAGTTTTCGCACTTCAGTGTAGGATTTACCAGCCATTATGAAGCCTTCTAATTCCTGGCCTTCGAATAAAATTTTAGTCTTTTGCACGTTCTCCTCCTCCTTTATCTGAATGCCAGCAGCTTTAGCAATACCATTTACGATTGCATTTGCTACTTTTTCTTGAAAACTTGGCTTTTTTAGTAGCTTTTCTTCTTCCGCATTTGATATAAAGCCTAATTCCACTAATACCGCAGGCATCTTTGTCTTGCGTAAAACATAGTAGCGGGCTGTTTTTACACCACGATTTGTAAGTCCTGTTGCCTGTATTAATTCTTTTTGTATTACTTGCGCAAGTTTCTGTCCTTGTATGCTTCCCACAGCATGATATGTTTCTGTGCCTTTCGCAGTAGAATTCGCCGCACTGTTACAATGAATAGATACAAAATAGTCGGCATTGAAGCTATTTGAAATATCGCATCTTTGCTGCAAGCCTACAAATACGTCGGTTGCACGTGTAAGCTTGACAACCGCACCTACCTGTTGCAGCTTTTCAGCCATTTTCTTTGATACGGCAAGAACAATATCTTTCTCTTTTAGTCCCGTAGGTCCGACGGCTCCGGGGTCACTGCCGCCGTGACCAGGGTCAATTACTATTCTCATCTTTTTCATCTCCTTTAAACCTTATTTCATGCTTTTTTATTGTTGCAAGCATCCATAGTTCCCCTGTCGTAAAAGCAAACCAAGCGCCAATTAAGGTAGAAGGCTCACTGCCTGTTCGAAGAAAAACGTACAAAGTAGCTCCTGTAAAGAGAGTGTTTAGCAATATCACAAGTGCGACGATAAATTTAGAGTATCTCACGTTATCACTTCCCCGCTAACCTCAACAGTAAATCCACTACCACTCCCCCTAATGTTGCAGCAATGCCCCATCCGATATTACCAAGTTTTGCTTCGATTCTGCCTAAATGTCCATTTACCTTTGTACGCCACTCTTCCAAGTCTGCAATACGCTCTTCATGCCTCGCCTGCTGAACCTCTATAGATGCGACTTTTTCGCTCATGTCCATCTATATCCTCCTTCCGCATATATAAAAAGCAGGTGCAAACCTGCTCTATGGCTGTTTTGTTACTGTACCATCTGCATTTATTGTATAGCCGTTTTGTATCAGCATAGTCTCCACATCCGCTCTGATTGATTGTGGCACATCATTTAATGTTTTGCGTCCATTGATTATCAGTAGATAAAATATATTCACCCAGTAGTTCATTATATCACCCCAAACTTAATAGCTATATCTGCTAATGCAGCCATCAAATCTAGATTTTGCTGCGTTATTATGTTTACCTGTGTTCTGTTACTGAATTCTTGTAGAAAACGATTTACAACTTCTTCTTGCATGAATTGCTCCACAAACCGTTGTACATGCTTTGTGCTTTCTTGTTCTATGTTTGCATCCGTTATTGCTTCTTTCCCGCTTAGAGTATGATACTGAAACATTACCAGATTGCCATCCACAAAAATAAAGTAACCTTTTGCGTTGGGATGTTTTGGAAAACTATCGTCGCTCTTTATGACGTCTGCAGAGACTCCATTAACTGGACTTTCACCGTCCCAATATTCTACTTTTATGCGTTGCTTTATCTGCTGCTCTATACTAGTCAAATCTAGAGAATTATACCAGTCAGCTATTTCTTGTGCTGTAACAGCAAGGTTTTTGTCAACAGCTGTTTGAATTAGCTTTTCTAACATCTTGCTTACCTCCTTACTAAAATTCTTAAATAGCCTGTAAAGTGCCGGGTGTATATTCTGTTACCTCCCTTCTATAAGTCAATCCACCGCTACTACCTGACCTTGCTTCTCGAACTCCGGCAATAACATAGATTTTACCATTTACAGCTCCATAACCCACATTTTGAGCTCCGTTTATTATGCTACCGCATACCTTCCACACATTCGCTTCTGGTGTATATTCTTCTACAGAGAAATACGCTGTTGGAATGCGCCAATACGAGCCACCTGCATATATAGATATTGTATTGCCACTCCCACATAGAGCATATAATTTGCCGTTGCCAGGAGCCACTAGTGCGCCTTCAGCTCTTCCATATACTGTACTAGCTTTGCTTTCCCACGTGTCTGTTAAAGGGTCATATGCCTCTACGCTGTTACCATACATCCAATATATCAAATTATTTAGTGTTGTGATAGGTGCATTTGGAGGAAAGGTAGATATATTTATAGATGGAGGTGCTTTTGCTGTCCATGTGTTCGTGGCAGGGTCATATTCATAATTGTAACGGGTCGAGCCAAACACATAAGGCGCATAATTTTTCCCATTACTACTTGCCAATGAGTATACACTCTGCGGAGGATTAGCTAATTGTGTCCATGTATTCGTGCTTGGTTTGTATTTATAATGATATGTCCCATACACTACATACATTTCTCCATTCAATGCGGCAGCACCATGACTAGAGACTATACTTGGCACATTTGCTTTTCGAGTCCAAGTATTGGTTATAGGGTCATATGCCGCTGTATAGTTTACACCACCACCAGAACCAGCACCGCCACACATATACAACTTGCCTGAAATCTCTGCGCCTCGTACTCCTTCATATTCTCCTATATACGATGCTTTTGCAGCAAAACTGCCATGTGCGTATCTTACTCCTCGGACATAACCATTGCCATCATGGTACCCTCTAGGAATGGTTTGGTTTATAGCGCTCGGTGTAATTATTACTGCTCCATTATCTGGCATTGAACCAGTTTTCTTTGTTCCAGCAGCATAAAACGTCTTGCCTGACAATACGTCCACCTCTGTTGCAGTTGCATCTGTTGATATTGCTCTTATCTTGGAAGCAAGCGTGTCAAATGTATCCGTACCGGCTGCGCTTTGTCCCATTGCTGTAATTGCGTTTGCTATTGCCGTTTTGCCGTTTTTAACATTGCCTGCAAGCTCTTGTAGTGCATCTTCTACGTTGTTAGCGACGAAGTTGCCGGCGGTGTCCTGTATATCAATTGTTGAAGCCTTTTTGAGCTCTAAAATATTACCTTCTATTCTATTTAAGTCCGCTGTTGAAGCTACATCCTCTTTCGTCCAATCGGTTTTTGGTGTCTGCCATGCCATGCTCTCACCTCCTACCCGCAAAGCTGATATAGTTCTTGCAATGCGCCTTCAACGTTGGAGGAAGCAAAATAGCCGCCAGCGTCGGTAATTTCAATCGTGGCGGCTTTTTTTAGTTCGGCAATGTTCTGTTCTATCCTGTTAAAATCCCTGTAATCAGGATTGGCGGGTGTTTTCCAGTTAGTTTTCGGTGTCTGCCATGCCATCTAACTCGCCCTCCTTCCTGAAAGTTTAGCCCTTAAAGCACCATCATACTCAATTTCTTGCCTTATCACATAGTAGTCATTTGTTTCTACGCTGTCAACTACACTAACCCTGTCGCCAAGCAGCAAGACAGGGTTGCCACGCCATTCAACCTCTACGTCTCGGCGTGGGTCTTTGAAGCTTTGCAATAGCTTATTCGCTATTGTCTGGGCCATCGAAAGCGTCTGGACAAGAGGATTAGCTGGGAATGTATATCGTATCAAGCCATTGTCGGTTATGCTCTGCTCATCTTTGGCAATAGCCTTCTCTTTATTCATTATCTTCAAGGGTTGTGCATTGATAACAATCGTTACGCTTTCCGCTGTTGTGCCGTTGTTCTTGAGAGTTATATCCGCCCCCCAAGCGTAGTAGGTCGCAGCAGATATAATCGTGTTTGTCGCTCCTACAAGGCTTGCAGAGGCGTTTATACACGGCGTCTGGTTGTAGTATACCGTCAACGTCAGCGTCTGCCCTGCTGCAATGCTTACAGGGTCATTGCTGTGGTATACCTCTTGGAGTATGTCTGGTCTTAATGGCTGTGTTTCAACCTCGATATAGTTTGCGATTTGACCCCATTTCACTGGATTATCCTTGCGGAAATAGTCGTCCTGCGTAATTGTCAAATCTGCTTTTGTTTTGCTCGCAAGGTAGCTTGGTCCTTCTACTCTGACTATACCGTTGCGGTCACAGTACACTTGTCCTAAGCAAGCCTCTGCTATTTTCCTGAGTGCCTCTCTATGTGATTGTGGCTCAAAGTATGCATAGGGCACTACATAGTTTTGCAGTTCCGGGTCTACCCAATACTCTTCCGGCTTCAGGCCTGCATCCTGCAAAACTGCAACGGCAAGGTCGTATAGCGTCTTGTTCTGCTG